CCCCATCGCCTCCCTCGCCCAGGGGAAGAAGATCGTGGCCGGCGGGAAGACCGTCCGCATCACGACCCAGACCTACAAGCCCGGGTCGGCATGGATCACGCTCGTCGTCATCGACGATAACCAGTAAGCCGCCGTGGTCAAAGTCGCCATCGAGCCCAAGTCCTACGCGGACTTCATGGCGGCTATCCAGAAGTACGCCTCAAAGTCCAAGCAGACCCTGCGAGACGCGGCGCTTGAACAAGCCGCCCTTGCCTGCCAAGACGCAGCGACCTTTACCCCTCCCCTGGCTAAGGGCGGGGGTGACGGCCTGTCCAACTCAGCTAAGAAGGCAGGCGAGCAGGCCATTGACCGAGACGTCGGCAAGGTAGTCGTCCCAATGTCTGGCGGCACAAAGGACACCCAGCGTGCCCGGGTGGTCAAGCGCCTCGGCTCCCTTGCCCTTACGGATAACGCCTCCCTGTTTTGGAAAGTCGCGGCCAAGAACTCGCCTATCCTTAACAGCAACGGCTTCCTGGCCCGGATGCTCTCTGACCGTTACAACGGCTTTGGAACTGTCTGGGGCTTCAAGAAGCTGCGGAACTACTTTAACCGCATCGGGACTAAGGTCGCCAATCAATCTCTTAATCAAGCCAGCCTTCAGTCCGTCGCTGAAATCCACGCAGTCTATAAGCCCATTTATCAGCGCGAAGGTGGCCGACTCTGGAAGGCCGGACGCAACGTAAGCGGAGTCGAAAAAATGAGCCGATATGTTGCTGAGAACAAGCCAGACCTAGACCGATACATTATGCAGAGGCAAAAGACTGTCGGCTCAATCAAGTCCGGCTGGGCGATGGCTCTGCGTACACTGCCCAAGCCTGTCATCAACGGCGTGCCAAAAGACTTCGGAGTCAAGCTGCTGAACGCCGCATGGATTACCCGACACAAGACTGTTCAGGGAAAAAACACGATCAGCTCGTCGAACAAAGACGTCGACGTCATAGTATTTAACGCGGACGGCAACATCAACGGCATCGCAGACCAGGCAAATGTCCTCGCCCTAGTCTACGGCAACCGCGTCAAGCAGATGCCAAAGCGAATCAAGCGACTCCTTCAGCAGGACATCGACGGCTTCAATAAGAAGTGATTACTTGTCGCCGCGAACTCCGACAAACACGGGGTGGCGCAGGGAGCCTTTAGGAGTCTTCATCTGATAGACGACCTCGGCGGTGCGTCCGATGATTGAAGCCTTGTCGGCGAGCAGGGCGACCCGGGTGGCGTTATCCATGCCGGTGCCGACATTGACGAGGCGGCGTCCGCAGCGCACCACGATGTGCCCTGCCATGCCGGAGCACTTGCCCGCGCCTTCGACCACGTCCACGATCTCGGCGTCGGTGGTGTCGGCGTCCTTGACCTTGAGCCAAGCCCTGGAGCGAAGGCCGTGGGAGTAGGGGGCGGTGGTGTCCTTGACCATGGCACCTTCGAAGCCTTCGGCGGTAAAGCGGAGAAAGGCGTCCTCTGGGGTGCAGGAGACGCTTGGGATAAGCAGGAGGGACGTAGGGTAGGACTGAGCGAACAAAGCCTCCAGCGAGGCACGGCGGGTGCTGTAATCGCCCTCCACGGAGGGAAGGTCGAATAGCCAGACGCAGGCATCGTCGGCGGACTGTTCCGAGCGCAGGGCACCGACCGAGGTGAAGAAGGACTTGCCGGACACGGCCTCGCCGTCGAGAAGCCAGACGCCGTCCTTGCCAGCCAGGAGGTCGAGGACCTCGTCGGCCAGATGGTCGAGGGAGGGCATCGGGTTGCCGTTGCGGGTCTCAAAGCGCACGACGCGGCGGGATAGGTCCGCAGTGATCAGGACGCGAAGGCCGTCGACCTTGGGCTCGCAGACATATGACGCAGGGGTCTCGCCAGCATACAGGCGGGCCAGCATAGGACCACGGCTAACCTTAGCGGCCCTACGCTTGATGGGCCGGATGACGCGGTGCTCCTCGATACGCTGTAGCATACCGAAGAACTTGGTCAGGGCCGGGTCGTCGAACATAAATGCATCTAAGCACCGCCGAAGCCAACCTGTCAAGTTCCTTTCCCTACCAAAGCGGGCAAAGGTACAATGGGCACGAAGAGCATTAGGCACATCGTAGAGGCCACCTTGGCCACCTACCTATCCACCCAGACCGGGCTGACCACCGTGGCCTTCCTGACGGGCGACAGCGCCGCGACCCAGACACTGCCCAAGGCCGTGGTCCTTTGCGAGTCCGCCCGCAGCCCTGCCGACCTCCCCGAGGGCGAAGGCAACTTCAGCTGCTCGGTCCGCGTCACCCTATTCTCGAACGCCGACGACACGACCCTCGCCGATCACCGTGCCCGCTGTGCCGCCCTGTCCGGCAATATGCGCGACCTGACCAGCATCAAGGCGGCCTTCGTCGCCTCGACCGACGCAGCCTGTTACGACGTCACGATGCAGTCCGAAGACGAGGGCATCGACGAGCGCTCCTGGGCGACTTCCTTCTCGTTTGACGTGCTGGTGGTCCTGCCCGCCTAAGCCAATTCCAAAGCCCGCAATTACAAATGGCCGCCATCTCAAACGGAACCACCTGCATCTACGGAGTCGCGGGTACTGTCTCTAACCTCTTCGTCCAGAGCTACAGCCTCTCGTCCTCGTTCAACTCCGAGGCCATGGTCGTCGATGAGACGGGCATCACGAAGACGCACCGCCTCGATGACCGCAAGAGCGAGATCACCATCGAAGGCATCGCGAAGACCTCTTCCATCCCGGTCCTCGGCGCCACCATCACCTTCACGGTCAACACCCTTTCGGCCTATCCGTCTGGCTCGGCTTCGGTTTCGTTTGCGGGAGTCGTGACCAAGGTCGATGACAAGGGTACGAACAAGGGCTTCACTTCTGTCACCGTTACGGCGGTCGATTTCGAAGGTATCACCTACTCGTAATTGACACCCCCGAAAGGGGGGCAGTCTAGAGGGTAGTGGATAAACGCTTCCTCAACGCCTACGTCGACCCGGCTCCTTTTAGGATTCTGGGTCGCACGCTTTACCCCTGGTGCCTCAAGTATCGCGTGCGTCTGGAGGCTTTCCAATCACCGCTGGTGGACAGCCATCGCGCGATCACCCCGGCCGACCTTATCCTCGCCGTGCAACTGTGCGCCGAGGAGCCCATCGGTAAGTTCGGCATCAGGGACACTTGGCGGGTCTTGCAGCTCGAGAGATACCCCGAGGAGTTCCAGCGCCAACTCAACTTGTTTTCGTCCTACATCCTTGTCGGGCATTGGCCTAAGTTCTGGGAACAGACCAAGACCAAGGGCGGCAACGGCAAGAACATCCCGTGGCCTTTGGCTATCGTGGCTGGACTGATTGCCAACGGGATACCCGAGCAGCGTGCCTGGGAGATGCCCGAGTGTCAGGCCATCTGGCTTAACACGGCCTTCGGTGTCCGCAATGGTGCCGATGTCTCCATCATGTCCACGGAGGAGGAAGCCTTCATGGCAGATGAGGAAGCCCGGGAAGCCTACTTCTCCGCTTCCAATCCTGCAAAGGAAAGCCCCCCTACCACCGATGGCCCAATCACTTGAAGTTCAGATCAAGGCTACGTCCGATGTCCCGCAGGCGGTTGACCGCGCCAAGGAAGCCATCACCAGCCTGGAGAAGCGTGCTTCGTCCGTCAAGGTAGGTACCGCGGGCGGCGCCGTCGAGCAGACCACGACCAAGGCCACCGGCAAGGTCGAGTCGCAGTTCGACAAGATCGGCAAGTCTTTCGGCAATACCATCTCCTCGGTGTTCCTGTCTTTCCTAGGCCCCCTTGCCATCATCTCCGGCATCATCGCCTTCGTCAGCAACTCCATCGCCGAGGCCAAGCAGCTCGCCGCTGACGGACTTAACCGCATCGCCGAAGGTAAGAGCGTACTTGCTACTGATGAAGAGACAAAGATGGCGAACTTTTTCAAGGCTAAGGACGCCCGAGAAAAGGAAGAGCGAGAGGTTGCGGCAGGAAAAGCCGAGATGACGCGTAGATTCTTAACAGAAACAGAAGAGGGAAGGCGAATCCAAGCCGAGGCACATGCCAGAGGTAGGACTGGTTTCGCTGGCGGTATGAGTGTTGCGGGAGAAGAGGACATCCAGAAAAAAGCCCTCGCTGCATTCCTTGCCAGCCCAGAAGGAAAGAAATACGCAGCCTTTTTTGAGGCCGAAAAGGCCACCAAGGAAAACTCCTTCAAGGCCCCCGAAGGCTTCTCCAACGTCGTCGGCGTCGGCGCCAACCCGGTGCTTCAGGCTCTTGACGATACTTTGACTGAAGCCAGAAAGCAGACATCCCTCCTTGAGGACATCTCTGCCAACCAGAAGCGGGGCAGCTACGACGACTTCACCAAGCCCGAAGTTAAGGCGCAATACAGCGCATCCATCATGTCCACTCTCTGATCCACTCACATGGCACGCATCGACTACGGCAACGCAATGGTGAACGCCATCCTGCAACCAGGATGGAAAGTCCAAGGGGACGGCTTCGGCCTGATGACCGGGACTTGCGTCTTCAAGTCCGACCAGAACGGCAACTTCAACGTGGCCGTCATCGGCTCATCTCACCCGGATTCCAGCTACACCTATATGAAGGCCCACAAGGTCGGGGTCTCCTACGACGCGCTGAACATCGCCACCATCACCGTGGATTATGTGGGCATCGACACGGCCTACACGGGAAACAATTACACGCTCCCGCAGATGATCGCGAGCAACTCGCTCGGCTCCGAGAACATCACGACCCACATCAACTTCCTCGACCAAGCGGCTGGCTGGGAAGGCCCCATCGCCGGACGCGGAGACGCCGCCCCTGGAGACCCTCCAGACTATCCTGAAAGCGACCTAGGCCCGACGGTCAAAGGCCCGACAGGAAACCCGGTCAAGTCCCGCATCGGGGACAACGGCGCCTGCTTCGAGAAAGCCAGCGGTGGCCGTTTCATCGGCTTCGTAGACCCCGAGGTTCGGGAGCTCTACGGTAAGACCAACTACCTCACGCCGACGACGACCTTCTCTGGATTCTTCTACACGACCGACACGGCTGCTCCGGCTAAGTTCGTCGACTTGCTCGGAGCGTCCTCGAACAACGGGACTTGGGGTGGTGAGTTCTCCATCTCCATCATCCCGTCCTATGTGGGCGCCGCGGGAGACGGGGAGTTCGGCCCCAAGCTCTTGCTGTCTAACGCAAACATCGAGCGCTACGCTGGGTCTGTACTGAAGATTTCCTACGAAGTCCGCTATACTAACGAAGGCTGGAGCCGTAAGGTCTACTACGCCGCCACCTCATAAGCCATGGCTATCCGCAACGGAGACGGCTACGTCTTTTCGACGACTAACAATCAGTCGACACTCGGCATCCAGAGGGAGTTCGCCGACATGTATGACGGTGCCGGTCAGGACACTTGCTCGCCCTTCAAGGTCAAGAACGTCCAAGAGGTCACGGTAGGCGAGTCCACGATCGTCACCTACGAGATCTGCCCTGGCACATTTAACAACCTGATGCCACAGGTCTACAACGAGACGGAAGAGGAGTTCGAGTATCTCGACGACCTGACGACAGGCTATCAGCTAATCCTCGACTTTGCGTCCACCTCGTCGTGCATCGTCTACCTCCGCGTAGGCCCGGACGCCACGACCAATCAGTTCCCCCCTTCGGCGCCTATCAGCCCTTACGATCCGGACGACCCCTACCCGACCGTGTTCAATACGGGTGGAACCCTTCCCACCGACACCGACACTTACGGCTACCTTGCTTTGGCTAAGGTGAACTCGCTCGGCAGTGGAGTCTACTCGGTCGACCAATACGTCACCGGCTCCCTCTGGGGTGACCGCATCAAGTTGGCTAGCATCACGGCGCGCTACTATTACGCCCGCATCTGATGGGCTACCTTATCGGAGACGCGACGTCTGGCGCCCACTCGACGTGGGCTCAGGTCCGCTGTCCTCTGATCGGAGGGTATGACCAATACGATTCGGTCGTCGGCCCTGGCTCTTTCCCGCATAACCTTATCGTAGACTCAGGCTTCCATGCGGATGAAGGCTACTTCCTGCGGGTAATCAATTGGCCTCAGACTACCACTTGGTTCGACATTAACAGCAATCCGCACACAGAATACGCAGGGCCTTTCGTAGGATGGAACGACGGTGGAGGGGTGTCACCGTATGATTCTTACTTCAGTGTCGGCGCTTATGATGCCAACATCAACGACACGACCAACCCGGTCTACACCAGCGTAAATCATAATCTGGACGAGACGGACGTGGCCGACTCCTTGGTAGGTCTGACGGTGACCTATACCTCCGGCACGTTCACGACCACGGCAGACGCTTTCGAGCAAGCCCCTGCGTCAACCCCTTGGTTCGGGCAGGACATCGGGGTCAATGCGATCAGCGCGGTGACGGACATCGACACCTTTACGGCCTTCTGACCCCCCCTTCCAATCGGGGCAAGGTTAAGACCCGATGAGCTGCACTAATCAAGTAACCGTCTCGCAGGGTAACACCTTCGCCTGCACCTTTACCTGGACGCCCGGGGCGACGGGTCCGGCCAACCTCCTGACGACGACCATCAGCTCGTCCCTCGAAGACCGCCAAGGCAACGTCTACGCGATGACGGTGACCAAGGCCGGAGACGGCCTGTCCTTCACGGTGACCTACCCGGGCTCGACCGCTGACTGGGCTATCGGCCTCGGCAAGTGGGACATCAAGTTCGTCTTCCCGGGCTCGACCATCTCGCGCACCGAACTATTCCGCGTTAACGTCATCGACTCCGTCACCGTCTAAGCCATGCCCGACGCGACGATCACCTCGACGGCTTCGACCTTCGGGACCATCTCGGGGGTATTCTCCGCTGACCAGTCCACCATCTCGGGCACCATCTCGGGCACTATCCCTGGCACGTTGACGGGTTCGGTCGGCGTGCCTGGGCCTGCGGGGGCTGCTGGTCAGGGCGTTCCTGCTGGTGGCACGGCTGGACAGTATCTCCAGAAGATTGACGGCACGAACTATAACACCGACTGGGTGACCCTCAACCTGTCGGCCTACCTGACGACCAGCGCTGCCGCATCGACCTACTACCCGCTGACCAACCCCTCGGGCTACATCACGTCCTCGTCACTCTCGCCCTACCTACTCAGCTCGACGGCGGCCTCTACCTACCAGACTCTGGCGGGGATGTCCTCCTACCTGACGACCTCGGCGGCGGCGGCTGGATACTACCCCCTATCGGGTAACCCCTCGGGCTTCCTGACGTCAGCCAGCCTATCAGGATACGCGACGGAGTCTTGGGTCACCGGGCAGGGCTACATCACCAGCGCTGCGCTTACCCCTTACCTGACCAGCGCCACGGCGGCCTCTACCTACCAGACCCTCTCGGGGATGTCGGACTATCTGGCCAAGGCCGGGAATCTGGCAGGACTGGCCAACACCGGCACGGCCCGGACCAATCTCGGGCTCGGCTCCCTGGCTGTCGTCAACGACGCCCCTTCGGACGGATCGCAGTATGCCCGGAAGAACGCGGCTTGGGATGTGGTCATCCCGGGCGACCGCTACCTGACGAGCTCGACGACGAGCAACACTGTCAGCAACGGGAACAAGACCTTCACGATTGGCACGGGCCTCTCGTACACGCCGACCCAGAACATCACGATTTCTTACAACGCCGCGAACCATATGCACGGCGAGGTGCTGACGTATAACTCTGGCACTGGCGTCCTGACCGTGGACGTGAACCATCACACGGGCTCGGGAACCTACACGGCTTGGGTGGTCAACGTCGGTGGCGTCACTCCTGCGACCTCCGTAGCCTGGGGAGCCATCACCGGCACTCTCAGCTCGCAGACTGATTTACAGAACGCGCTCGACCTGAAACTCGCCGCGACGACGGCGGCGTCCACCTACGCGACGATCCTCGAGCCTTCGGTCGATGGCATCTTGACTGTCGAGCCTAGCGGTTCCAACACTGCCACCATAAACGTCAATCAAGACGCGAATAACTACATCCATCTCAGGGCTGGTGCTGGTCAGATTGCGATGATCGTCGGAGGCGCTACCAAGTGGTTCTTCAATGATACCTACCTTCAGTTCCCCGGCGGTACCCAGCAGACGGTGGCCTACCCTGGCTCGTCTGGCTTCCTGCTCAAGGCCGACAACCTGAGCGGCCTCGCAGACACTGCGGTGTCCCGCACGAACCTCGGCCTCGGCACGATGGCGGTCGAGACGGCCTCGAACTACCTGACCACGGCCACGGCCAGCTCCACTTACTTCACGATCGCCAGCGCCGCGAACAAGGCCGACCTCGCAAGCCCGACTTTCACCGGCACGCCGACGCTACCGACTGGCACGATCGCCACGACGCAGTCTCCGGGCAACAACACCACGGCGCTGGCGACTACGGCTTTCGTCACGGCGGCGGTTCCTGCGTTCGCGACGGCTTCGCAGGCCCTTGCGCTCACATCTAACACGGTAAGCATCTCCCCGCTGACGCTTCAACGCGTCATCATGCATCCTAGTTTCCGTCGAATCACTTCGATGGCTAACAATTCGGTTTCCACTACCAGCGGAACCGGGTCTTCGAATTACGTATCCAGCAACTGGATTGAAAACATTGGCCCAAGCTCTGGCACCACTGGAAGCGCAAGGGTAACTCCTGCCAACGTCGCTGGATTTGATGCAATCGGAAGACTGTCAGAGGCTAACATCGACTTTTCGAAGCGTATCATCCTATGCGGGAAGTTCAGTCAGGCCGCCGCTTCTGGATACCTTGGTGATGCCAACAACTATTGGATGTTCAGCCTTGGAAAGGCATCTGCTTATTCCGGTGACTTTACGGGCAGGGCTATCGGTATCAGGAAGTTCGGATCTACGGCTAACTTCTTCCTGGTCGTTCACGATGGAACCACCTTGACGGCTGTGGATTCTGGCGTTGGCAACAACTCTTATTCCGCCACCACGGACTTTACCATCGTTTCGGATGGCGCTGGCAACGTGACTCTGTTCATCGATGACAACCAAGTCGCAACGACGAGCGCCGGGCCTACTGGTACGGCTACCAACGGCTCCCGCATTTACGCCGAAGTAAATCAGGTCGGGACATTCGGCGCTAGAATCGCCGCTCACACCGGCAACATCGGCATCTACATCGCACCATGATCGCATTCAAAATCACCTGCCTCTTCAGGCCAGAATGGCGTCAGGTCTATAAGGCCTTGTTCAATGACAAGGTCCATTGCCGAAGCGTCGAGACGCCTGACTATTCCGTCTATGCCTTCGAAGATGACAGCATCGTTCCGAAAGACCTAGGCCCTGCCGTCATCGTCGAACAAATCGCAATCGAAGACTTTCCTAACCCATGATCACCCACCTCCTCGCCCTCCTCGTCGGCTTCATCGCCGGAGCCCTCGTCATGCGCAAGCACAAGGCCAAGGCCGACACGCTCGAAGCCAAAGGCCGTCAGGCCCTCGACGCCCTCAAGGGCCGCTGACGCCGTGCGCTTGCTCCTAGTCATCGCCCTCGTGGCCCTGGCTGGGTGCAAGTCTAAGCCCGCCGACGCTCCCCTGCCTGTCCAGCCGCCGGCCCCGACGAAGCCGGACGCCGTCCAGACCCTAGGCAAAGACCTAGACAAGACGGATCACCGCGTGGGCGCCGCGCTTGTGGCCATCGAGAAGAACGCCGACAAGCCGAAGGTGGTCGTCGCGGAGTCTCGCCTAGCTCAGTCCTATCTGCCCCCGCCCCCCGAGGCGGACGTGGCCTTCGCCGTTGCCCGGGCTACCAAGGCCGACCCCATCGACTACGCCAAACAGATGGAGTTCGGACGCAAACTCGCCACCGCCGTAAACAAGGCGTGGGAGAAGCTAGAGGCCGACCAGAAGGAAGCCGCCCGCGTCTCGCAGCTGAAGGACGCCCGCATCGTCGAGCTGACGAAGGAGGTCGAGCGCGTGAAGAAGGACGCCTCCGCCCAGACATGGACGCTCGTCGGGGCCGGCCTCGCAGTGACCGGGGCCTTGTGCCTCGCCTTCCTAGGCCCCCGCATCGGCCTACCCCTGCTTCTCTGCGGAGCCTTCTGCGGTTCCGTCCCCTTCATCATCGACTCGCCCTGGTTCGAGTATGCAGCCGGTGCGACCATCGTCATCTCCTGCGGACTGGGGCTATGGTGGCTCGCCGACCGTGTTAGGGACTCGGTGAACAAGCCCTCTCCCACCGATGAGCCGCCGCAAGAATAAGGGAGCCAAGGTCATCTGGCGCAAACTCGGCAAGGAGCGCGCTTGGGGTCAGGCCACCATCGGTGAGAACCTCATCGAGATTGACCCGCGTCTCGGTGCGAAGCGTCAGCTCGAAGTCCTCTGCCACGAGCAGATTCACCTGACCTTCCCCGAACTCAGTGAGCCCCAAGTTGACCGCGCTGGGAAAGACCTCGCCGCCCTGCTCTGGGCTCAGGACTACCGCCGCGTCCTCATCTCGCCCAACTCTAAGCCGCCCCGCATCTCGTGACCATCGAGACCTTCACGACCGTCTGCGTCCCAGGCATCGCCTCCCTCGCGTACTTCTCCGCAGGCATCGCCAACCTCTACGCCCGCAACTACGCCATGGCCATCATGTGGCTCTGCTACTCCGTGGCCAACGTCGCCCTTCTCTCGACCGTCCTCCGTAAATGAGCCCGCCCCCTCCGCCCATCGACCCCGAGTCCCTGCCGAAAGAGCTGAAGGACGGCATCGTCGCGTCAGTCCTTGGCGGCCTTGCCATGACGGCCCGCCTCCTGCTCTCGACCGAACCTGTGTCCCTGGGCTGGGTCGTGCGCCGTGTCCTTGCCGCCGCGATCACCGCGGCCTTGGTCGGCTACGGCATCCAAGACCACATCCAAAGCCCGGGCCTGCGGATGGCAGTCGTCGGTGCGGCCGGCTACGCGGCCCCCGAATGCCTGGACTACCTGATGAAATACATCAAGGCCCGCGGAGAGAAGGAAGTCGCCGCGGTCGTCGGCAAACCGAAACCCCATGGCAAAGGCAAAGCAGTCACCAAGCGGAAGCGGTAATCTCCTGCTGGCGGTCACGCTGCTGACCGGCTTTGCGGGAGTCTCGGCCCTGTCGTCGGCCTACATCGCCGGGTACGTCCTCGACCAGTTACAGTCGACTGATGCGCTCGTGCTTCTGATCGTAGACGGCCAAGGCCTGAAGTCCGACTCCGCCGACCTCGAGCGCAACATGAGCACGGCCACCTTGGCCCTGAAGTCCGTCCGTGACATCGGTTGGGCCTTGGCCGTGGGGTGCTTAGGGGTGGGGGTGGCGGTCTTCTTACGCTCCCGCCGTCAAAACGCCTCCTAGGGCAAGCCAGAGGGGTCTA